AAATGGATTGTGAAACAAATGGTGGTAAATGTGAAGGTCCATATAAATCCTTAATATATTACAAAGCTAAGGCCGACCCTTATTACAATACAGTTCACGCAATAAGTTATCGTTGGTGGTGGTCAAATTCAAAATCAGTATTAGGTCATAAGACAAAAGGAAAAACAGGAACAATAATAGGTGGAAGTGGTGGGAGGGACCAGGATCCTTGGAGAAGAAGAGCAAGACCAATACCAAATATATATACAAAAACAGTAAGAGTTAAATTTTATGGTAGAGACCAAGGTTGGGGTAATCCAACATCATGGCTAAGATTAATATTATGGTCAGGAAATAGAGTAGTTTATAATAGAGATGTTGGTGGTAGAAATTGTTATGGGAAGGCAAAATGTGTAACACGTAATTGGTCTTGGAATAATCAAAATATTCCATATTGGGAATTTTTAACTAGGCGACCAGAGAGAATAACAAAGGCTTTATTGGTAGTAAGAGAAATGGGTAGTGGTCATCAAGCATGGATAAAACATGCATCTTTAGAATTTAATGAAGAAGCTAAATTTTAAGATATCAATTAATTTATAAGTAATTGAATAAAAATTTTTATAACATAAATATATACGTCAATGAAATATATTTATATTTTAGCATTATTAGTATTAATAATAATTTGCTGTTGTTTTTTGAAAGTACACGAAGGTTTTTTTATTCCAACAGCTGTATTAAGACAGTTAGATACAAATAACAATGTTGACCTTATAGTACCAGAAGAAGATGGCGGTAAACCACCTGATAATATAAGTTCAAAAACAGTATTACATGCTATTTCAGGAATAACGAAACCTGTATCAGGAAGTACAAATTATGAACCTAGAGAAGATAATTTTGAAAAGGAAAGTAATAGGTGTGATGCTGTTAAGTTTTGTGAAAATTTGACAGAATCACATAATTGCGGTTATTGTTTACAAGATGATTTAGAAGGAAAACATCCTTTTCATTATGGAAATGAAAAAGGGCCGTTTGGTAAGAGAGATGGTGGTGGTGAAAGTTTATGTAAAGCTGGTGTAAATAGAGATGGTAAAAAGGAATGGGTGTCACCAGGTAATTTAAATGGAAAAAAACAAAAACAATTAGAAGCCGAACTAAAATTTATAAGAACAAAATTTCCTAGGAAAGATGACCCTAGAAGAACTGGAGCTGAAGCAAATATTATGAAAAAGATAGCAAATATGGGCATTGAAGATACCGGATATTCGGGATGTATGAAAATGAGAGAAAGATATTTATGTTCTAAAGTAACAGATTGTAGTCCAATGAATTTTACGATGTTTGGTATGAAAGCAAAAGATGTATGTGGATTTTGTGCGGATGATGGAAAAGCATATGCAAGAATTAATTTACCTTCTTATTCAAAACGGATTACACAAATAAAATACATAACAAATCCCAAATGTGACAATATAGAAATTTTTGGGGATGGTGTAAATTGTAAAGCTTATAATAAAAATAGAGAAGAATGCGTAGGTAAAAGGTCTTTAGTGGACCCTAGTATACCAGCATGTGCGTATAATTATAATTCGAAAAGAAAAGTAATAAAAACCCCGGTTCCTGTACCAGCTGATGTAAAATATTCCAAAACAGACAAAACAGAAATATATGATAAATGTGATAGTGAATGGGGTTTAATAAGACCTTCACAATGTGATTGGTTTAAAACAGTATATCCATGTATGGAATCAAAAGGTGGAGGACCTCATTCAAATAAGTGTATACAATCTTTATGGAATCAATTAGGGTTTCAAACAAACTATAGAGTATTATTAAGTGATGCTGAAGGGAAAAGACTAGTAGACTCTTGGCATACGATGGATGTAGATAGTGTAACAGCAAGTATGGAAGATATATATAAAAAAATATTTTCATATAATTATGATTCCGCAAAAAAATGGGCACAATTGTGTTATGGTTTAGATACAAATGTATGTAACAGATCAGGATTTATTACAGATGAATATCCAAGTAAATATTGGTCTGAAACATCTAACCCTTGTATGTCTTTATTATACCGATATGGTGGTGGTAAACCTGGAGGTTTAGCAAATCCTGAAAAAGGAGATAAAATGGGATGGGGAAGATGGTATGGAAAATATGAAGGTTTTACTAGTAAAAATCAAATTAAGAAGGAAGAAGGAGATTTGCATTCAACTTATTGGCGTGGGAGAAGAACATGGAGAAAAAATGAAACAGATGTAGAAAGATATGCAGGTGATTTACCACATGGTGGATTAACAAAATTAGCAAATAGATTACCTCATAGAGCTTATATTAATAAAATTCGTCAACTTAATAGACTGAAAGATATGCCGGATTGGAAAGCTAAAAGAGTGAATAATGTATATAGACGAGGAGATGGTGTATACTCAAATGCAAAATGGGTTGATAAATTTATTGCATCGAAAATGATAACGGGTGAAACACCAGATTACCCTACAAAAATGCCAAAACCCTGTTGGCCTGATTTTGCAAGAAAAGTATTAATACATCCTTATGTAGAATTAATAGACTTAGAAACATTATCATTTAGAAGCTCATATGAATTTTTTAAATTAAGTCATGTTGTTGGTAAATGGTGGGATAAGTGGCAACCTAAAGAATTTGAAAATATGAGAAGAAAAGGGGAAAGATTTTACACTTCTAAAAAAGTAAACGGTGTTTATAATATGAGAATTATAAAGAAAGAAACATATGACCAACCAACATTTCCTTATTGGGAGTGGATAAGAGTATCAAAAGATTATTGGAGAAAAAAATGGTATAAATTTAGTAGGAAAGCAACAGATTATGATGGAGTTAAATTAGATACTTATCAAAATATTGTAAGACCAACAAATGTAAATGTAGCCAGACAAATAGCAAAAGCATTTTCCCGAAGTTTAGGTGGTAGTGGATATAATTTTTCAGGTAATTACGGTGTTAAAGGTTTATATACTTATCGTACTGGTAGATTTAAAGGTCGTTCATATTTTGGTTATGGTGGAAGCAACCAACAGAAAAAAACAAAATTATCATGGAACAAAGGTAGATTAGACGCTGGTTATAACTATGAAGTCCTAGTTTTTGAACCACATTCAAGATTTTATAATACTTTACCAACAACAACAAATATTCGTAAAACATTGAACAAACCACACTTTTTTGAATATACAAATGAAAAAGGTATTAAAGTAAGAGTTTTATTCTCACCAGCCTGGGTAAAGTCAGGATTTCCATATTATGATTTTTTGAAAGTTATGTCTGATTTAAAATAAATTGAAATGATTATTAATTATATTAATTATTAATCATTAATGGGTATTGTACAAAGTGCTATTACAGAAGTAAATAATAATATGAATACTAGTAGAGTATCACCCGAAGAAAAAGTGGAAATTGTCATTAATAATCCTGAAGAGTGTATTAGAGAGCCACTAAGTCCCAAAGATTGGATAAGTATGGATATAGGTTATGGTATTGAATCAAAGTATAAAGTTCATGATATGTATATGACGGTAAAAAGATTGGAACTAGAAGATTGGATTAAAAAAACAGATTGGTCTGATATTATACGTAGTAAGGAGTCGGATATCATTAGTGATGGTTTGGAAAATAATAATCATAGTGGAGCAAGTTATAGTGTATGTTTATGGAGAACCAAGGAAGTATTTGAGAAAGGTTGGTATCCAAAATACAGTAAACATACAAATTAACGTCTCTTTTTAGTTCTGCGTCTCTTTTTAGTTCTGCGTCTCTTTTAGTTCTCTTTCTTTTTTTACGAGATTTTCTTTTTTTTCTGTTCTACGTTATTCACCTGATGGAGAGTAGAGATTAAATTTTTCAATCGTGTGTTTTATGGTATAGATTACGATTCGAAGAAGTACGAAATGGTAACATTATGCATATTGTGTATAAAATTAATTACATAACCAAGTTAAGAGTATAATATCATCTTTTACAACAGGATACATAACACCAAAATAAAGTAAATGTTGTATTCCAAGTAAATTTAAATTAGTTAAACACCAATAAATATGCCATCCCCAATTTAAAATCAAACTCATAGCATAAACATTTCTAGCATTTTTTTTTACAGTTAATGTTTCTTCTTTATTATAAAGTAATCGGGTACCTAAATGATAATTAACAAGAAATGTATTTGAAGAAGCTAGTGTGTAAACAAATAACATTTTTCCTAAAGAAGAAGTATTAAAATCAATAGTTAAAGCTAAAAAGGATAAGAAGGTTGTAATTTGATGATGATTTTTTGTTGTAGTAGCTAAATTATTAACATATGTTAAAGCTACAAAATCATTAGAACTGTAAAAAAGACCAGCAACGTGTATTAAATTATTGTCCCATTTTTGATACATAAATGTAGGATAAATAATATAGGGCAAAGAGTAAAGAGATAGTGCACAAAGATTTACTGATTTAACAATATTTTTTACAACATATTGTTTTCTATCGTTTTTTAATGATAGAAATTTATTATTTGTATTATTTAAAAAAATATGTGTTATTAAAAAAAACATACGAACATATATAGAAAAAAGTATAAAATATGGTACAGCTTTAAAATTATATGAAAAATATGAGTTCATTATATATTGTAGTGGAATATTTTTAATAGTTTTTTAAAATATATTAAAGCGTAAAAATTTAATAATATATAATAATAGTAATAATGAATGGGAAACGTACAAAGAACAAAAAAAGTGAATTATGAAGATATACAAATGATGATAAATAATAAACCACCAAATATGTTATTAATAAACACTTTAGTTTTGCAGGAACAAAGTTGTTTAATACCAAATACAGTAAATGTAAATATGGAGGAAAAAATAATAAATGAGAATGTAAAAAATTCAAATATAAAGATAATATTATATGGAAAAAACAATTCGGATAAAACAGTAGAAGATAAATATTTAAAATTACAAGGGCTTGGATTTACAAATATTTATATTTATCCAGGTGGTATGTTTGAATGGTTACTTTTACAAGATATATATGGTGAAGATTTTAAGACAACAAGTAAAGAGTTAGATATTTTAAAATACAAACCTAAGTCTGGATTTTTAAATTATTCATTAACAAATGTAGATTAAAAATTGAAAAAAATAATATAAATTAATTAATTTATATTATTTAATAAATAAAAATGGATTTGGCACAAACTAAATTAACAAAAGAGGAATGGGATAATTTGGAAGTACCAATAGAGGGTAAAGAAAGGGAAATTATAACATTAATTAATAATTGTGGAAATGATATTAATGGTTGTATATATAAAGCATTATCTTTGTATAGTTTTATTAAGTTAAATGGAAATTCAAATGAAATCCATAGTTATTTATATGAAAAATATTTTGAAAAAACATGTAAAAATTTTGAAAAACAAAATAGTGTATTTAAGTGTGATTTAAAAAAGTCAAAAAAGAATAAATTAAAGAAGTGTGATTTAATACGATTGAAAAATTTTGAGAAAAAAATAGATAGTATAAAACATGAAATTATAGAATATCAAATAATAAATATAATATCAAATATTTTAAAACAAGAAAAGAAAGAAGATTATGTATATATATTGAATTATGTTATACATTTAAAAATGCAAAATATAAACAGTTATGTTTTAAACATTGCCGAAAATATTATGACATATTACAAAAGTAATTTTGAAAATTATCGTTATTTAAAAAGATTTATGAAAATTACAAGTTTGCAAAGAAAATATCAACATCATAAAGCAATAGAACTATATGCTCATCAAAAGAAAGTAATATCGGTATGTCAAAGAAAAAACCCAAAGCTGGTTTTATATCAGGCACCAACAGGAACCGGTAAAACTTTAACACCATTAGGTTTGGTAAAAAAGAATAAAGTAATATTTGTGTGTGCTGCAAAACATATTGGTTTACAACTAGCAAAGAGTTGTATATCTCTAGAAATACCAATAGCTATTGCATTTGGATGTAAGGATCCAAGTGATATAAGGTTACATTATTTTGCTGCAAAAGACTATGTGAAAAATAGACGAACTGGTGGTATTTTTAGAGTTGATAATAGTGTTGGTGATAAGGTAGAAATAATTATTTCTGATATTCAATCATATTTACCATCTATGTATTATATGTGTGCATTTAATAAGAAAGAAGATATTGTATTATATTGGGATGAACCAACAATTTCATTAGACCAGGAAACTCACGAATTTCATGATATATTAAAAAAAAACTGGAAAGATAATATTATACCAAATGTGGTTTTATCTTCAGCTACATTACCAAAAGAATATGAATTAACACAATTTATTATGACTTATAATAATAAGTTTCCTGGAATGACAGTATATAATGTAGTAAGTAGTGATTATGAAAAAACAATAACGATTATAGAGTCGCAAGGTTATGCTGTATTACCACATAATATTTTTGATAATTATGAAAGAGTTTTACAGTGTATCAATCATATTGATGAATATAAAACATTACTTAGACATTTTGATATTAAAGAAATATGTAAATTTATCGTGTATACACATGAAAATGATTTAATAAAATCTCCTTATAAGATTAATAATTATTTTGGTGATTTGGATGAAATTAATACGAATTCATTGAAAATCTATTATTTATTTATCATAAAAAAATTAAAAAAAAAGTATGAAAAGGTTTTTAAACATTTTAATAAAAAAAAGGAGAAAATGTATGATAGTTGTATAAAAATAACAACATCTGATGCGCATACATTAACAGATGGTCCTACAATATTTTTGACAAATGATGTAAAAAAGTTATCAATGTTTTATTTGAAAGTAAGTAATATATCTAAGAAAAGTTTTAATGAAATATTTGATAATATAAATGCAAATAATAGAATATTAAAAGAGTTGGATAGATTAGAGAAAGATGAAGAGCAGCGATTAGAAAAGTTGGGTTCAAATATGAAGGATAAAGATCATTCAAAGGTATTAAATAGTAGTGAGCATAAATTCCAACAGGAATTTAATAGAAAATTAAGTTTTTTGAAAAATAAAATAAGAAAAATAGAATTATCACCATTATATGTTCCAAATAAGAAGGACCATCAAATTAAATGGAAAAATAGTATAAATAAAAATAGTTTTACATCTGATATTGAAGATAATGTAATAGAAGAAATTATGTTATTAAATAAAACAAGTAATGAATTTAAAATATTATTAATGATGGGAATAGGTGTGTTTTGTGAAAGTAATGATGTAAAATATAAGGAAATTATGAAAAAATTAGCTCAAGAACAAAAGTTATATTTAATCATTGCATCTAGTGATTACATTTATGGTACTAATTATCAATTTTGTCATGGTTATTTAAGTAAAGATTTAGGAAACATTAGTCAAGAGAAAGCAATCCAGGCATTTGGTAGAGTTGGTAGGTCAAATTATCAGAAAACATATACAATTAGATTGAGAAATGATGATTTAATTGAAAAATTATTTACCAAGGAGGAAAATAAACCAGAAGTGAAAAATATGAATAAATTGTTTACTTAATATATATATATGATAAATAAGGATAAAGCAAAAAAAACAGAAAATTATAAAACAAATAAGGATAAAGCAAAAAAAACAGAAAATTATAAAACAAATATGGAAATAAAGTTTCCAACTGGTGTTACAAAACCTAAAGGGGGGAAAAAAACAAAAGGGAGAAAAAGGCGTAGGAAAAACAGAACAAGAAATAAGAAAAGTAAAGGAGCATCAATAATATTAAAGAGAATAAGAAGTAGAAGACGAAATTATTAATCGTCAAATAATAATATAAATTATGTGTAACTTATATTATTAATGCTAAAAATAGTAATAGTATCTCTTTTAATGTTATCAAGTATATTTTGGGGATTATTTCCAGCATCCGAAAATTCACCTCATAATTTAATAGCTAATTATTTAGGATATACACCTGAAATTCACTATTCAATATATATCTTAATTGGTGTAATTTTTTATTTGTTGGCGGCATTTTTGTCTCAACAAAATAGTGTTCAATACATGTGGAAGTAAGGGAACCTAGGTTCCCCTTAAACCCCTCCTCTAGAAAAGGGGGTAAGGGGGAAATCTTCCCCTTATTTTTGGTATAAATTATATAATAAATATATCATTAATAATGATACACTAGTAATATATAAATTTGGAACTTGGTCTTTCTTTATTAAATTTTGAAATGATTCCTTACATTGTGCTTGTTTGTCATTGCTTTTCATATTTTTTTTAAAATTTCTAAGTTTTTTTCTATCATTCCCATTTAATTCATGTGCTTTTAAATCACTTAACGCAATATGATGTGTTTGATAGGATTCATTACTGTTATTGTCGATAACTTTTTTTTTTACTTTTTTACACCAAGGTTTGCTTCCTTCAACAAATCCAGCCAATAAACCAGCCGGGTTAATTTTTGTAATATCACTTATTACACCAGGAATCAAACCTTTTAATCCTGTATTAACTTTAAATCCTGGTAAACTAATTTTTCCATCTATTTGATTATTAATATAATGATATCTGTCAACTGCTTTCTTTGTATTAACATCTTTACATTTTGCTGCGGTTTTTAAAAAAAATCTATCTCCTAAAGCTTTACCCGCTCTGTTTGCTTTACCACCACCTTCAACCAATATTTCAACATAAGCTATTATTCCTTCAACGTCTTTGGCTAGGGCACTCATACTTCCTTCTGGAGACATACCCAATTCTTTTGGACTTCTAATTTTTGTGTGATAATCATATTTTGGTCCTAAAATATTTTCACCTAAATTTCCACTAAATGCATTTAAAAATTCTGCTCCAGGCATTATAAGATAATATATTGTGAGATAATATATTATTATTCCATATCTATTATATTTTCTATTTTCTTTTTCTCTTTGGTATTAAATTTATTATTTATTAATGAAACTAATTGGGAAAATTGGCCAGTGTTTTTTGAAGTAATCAAATGTTTACAAAATGATAAATGAATTAAATCAATATCAATATTAGTATTTGATAATATTTCAATTGGTTTGTTTATTCTTTGAATTAATTCATAAATTAAATTAATATTTGTTTCATAGTTTGATTTTACAAATTTATTATTTTTAAAAAAATTATATCCATTATTTTCACTTTCCTTTATTTTGTGTTTTATTGATTCAAAATAATGTTCACTTGAAGCACCATAATGCATAGCTGTTACAATTATACATTTTTTATTACTAGGTAATTCATTAATTTTATTTATAAAATATGACATATTATCCTGATTACCCAATCCTCTATTATAAATATCATCTCCTGTTCTTAAATGTAGTAAAACAGTATCATTATCATATGATTTTATATTTAATTTATTTTTTCTATCTAGTAAAATATTATAAAAATCCGGTTCTCTTTTATTTTTTACCCATAACTTATAATATGTAGACAATAATGAATCTGCAT